CTCGGTTTTTTCTTCTTTTGTGAGGACCTTGATTGTAACGTCAGACCAATCGACAAAGCAAGGAAACACCAGACCATCAGGACCGTTTCTATTTTTCGCAATAAATATGCGACCTTTGTTTGCTTGTTTGTCCGTAACAGTTCTAGACAACGAAAAAATAAAATCAGCAACAAAACATTTATTAAAAGCCTCGCTGATTGCTTCCATTGTAATAACTTCTGCGTTAAGACCTCCACGGTTGGTTTGAGAAGCAGTCCATACTGGCATTTCATAAATTTGAGCCAGCGCACGTAGGCTTTCATATGTCTCCTCTAGTTCGTGTCTTTTTTCCCCAGTAGATCTACCAGGACGTAGAAGGTCTGCATAATCAACAAGGATCATGTCAGGCTTGACTCCACGCTTTATGAGCCTATCAACATGACCCCTAATTGTTTGTACAGAGGCTGATTTAGTTGGATACTCTTTTATAATTAGTGACCCTTCAACATCTTTGATCATGTCTATAATTAATTCTTGACTGTCCAGAAGATCGTTGAGAGGCACTTTTGTTATTGCACTATCAAATCTGCCACCGACTACGGTATCTTTTAACTCTAAAGTATAGTAAACAACAGTTTTGCCTTTTTTCAAAGCTTCAGCAGCAAGATGAACTAATACCATCGATTTACCTGCACCTGTTGGTGCAATGACAACACCAAGCTCGTTTTTACCTAACCCACCTTTACAGATATCATCAATTCTTTCCCAACCAGTTGAAATGGGAGATCTATTTACTCTTTGAAATCTTTTGAGAGCGTCAACATGATAATCGTGACCAAAATTATTATCGGTTCCAAGCTTCATGGCATCTTCAATCACCTTTGAAATTTCATCAAAAGAGGAAGACTTGAGTAGCTTTACAGATTTCATCATAGCTGATTTTAACACTTGCTTACGACAAAAATCAATAGCTTTGTCTTTTATGTATTCAGCTTCATCAACTCCTTCTGACTTATAAATTTTAGCGTAAAAATTACGCACTTGATCAGCCACCACTTTATCATGATGCGTTAAACCAGATTTTATCTCTGTCATCATAATTTCATGGTTAGGGTGACTTCTCCATTTTTTTCTATAATCTAATAATGTTTCAGTAAAAACCTGTAAATACTTAAGCTCAAAAAAGCTGACATCAATTACTTCTGAGATTTGATCACAGAATGGTCTATCTTCAAGCATAAGCTGGCAAAGGCTTTCCTGAAACGATTTCCCTAAGCGCAGGAACGTTTCTTTCTCATTCAACATTAATCCTCCAATATGTGTTGTTTCTTAAATATAACTTGTTAACTTGAAAAGTCAAGCTCTTTTAATATTTTTCATCAGTCTATTCAAATTGTCAAAATTCAAATGTGATACATCGTCTTCAAATCGCATCTTCAAAAAATTCATTTTATTGAAAGCAGGTTCAAAATTTCTAATGATATAGTCTAGCTGCATCCTAGATTGAATAGAAATGTTTGGGTGTTTTAGCTGCATTATTTGATAATTATTTCTTATAAGAGTATCCATCCTGATAATGTTCTCATGTAGTTTGAGCTTTTTTGCAGACATGTGACAGTTTTTAACAATTGTCTCACAATCATACTCCTCTGTATTAACCAAGAACGGAAAACGCTTTGCAACTGTTTTAATCCCAGCACCAGGCACACCTTCCAAGTTATCTGATTTGTCTCCAACAATTGCACGAGCAAGGGCAAAATTATTGGGATGAATTTTAAACTCGTTAATAATGTCTTGTTCGCAAACCAGCTTGTCTTGAATCGGTCTGTAAACGCAAGTGTTTTCTGAGCAAAGCTGGAAGAAGTCTTTATCTGATGAGACAATGATCTTACGATATCCGTCGTAGTAAGGGTGCCGTGCTCCAAAAGCGATAACATCATCTGCTTCGACAAAATCGACAACCATTTGAATGATAGGCATTTCATTTAAATACTCCATAAGTCTTAGTAGCTGGTAGGCTTTGTTTTCTTCTTGCTTCTCTGGTGGAAGCTCTATAAGTCTTCTATTAAATCTGATTGGTGCTCTACCTTTTTTATACTCTTTGTTGAGTTGTTTTCTCTTTTGTGATCCTCCGTGACCATCCCAACATACGATTATCTCATCAGGTTCAAACTTACTAGTGATTTTTTGTAGTGATTTTAAAAAACCAATGCAGCCACCTATAGGATTACCGTGTTTATCGAGGGTGGGGTTGACAATATAGGATCTAATGAACATATTTAGTCCATCAATAAACATAACTGTTTTCATTTCTTCCTCCTTGTTTATAATATAACACGATCATAAAATTTGTCAAGTATAAACAGTAAAAAACCCCCAAGGAAAACCAAGGGGGTCTAAAAGCACCATGTCGAAACATAGTTTATTCATCAATACCAAAGTTAACACCTTCAGTATCAAATTTTTTAATAATCTCTTCATCCATGATGTCAAATACCATTTGTTTGAATGTAGGATCTTCAAGTTTTTTGACCCAGTTAGAGGAACGAAACTTGACCTCATTGCCTTTTGAGTCTTTAAGATAACACCAACCGCCACCAACTCGGTATCGATCGGTGCCAGAAGCTTTAATGGCCTCCAGCCAGGACTCTTCATCCTGTATCCTTACCTCATCGCCCCAAAGAATCTTGAAGCCACAAGTACGACCCTCAGAGCCAAATCTAGATTTCTCAAGTTTGGCTTTAACCTCAGAGCCTTTTCTCACACCTGTCTCGTCAGTAACATAAGCAGCTTTCGCCTTTCGTTTGGTGAGCCAGATTCGCAATGAAGAGAAATATTCAATAGCTTTACCGCCGGGAGGTTTCAATGGCTCTGTCATAGCTTCTGCAACATTTGAAGTAATGTTAGTCTTTAGCTGATTGATCAACAACAAAGTACACTGTTGATTTGCCAGAGGCACGGTAAGTTTTGGAAAAGCACGAGCAAAAATGCGAGGCTTTACCGCCATTGAACTTTGAGGGTTGAAATCACCCTCTAGCTCTTTCTCGGAGCTAGTTGCTGCAATTGAATCCCAGATAAACAAGAACTGATTGTCAGGATAATCTTTCATCAGCAGCTCAATTGTTTCCAACGTTTTTTCTACGGACACAGCCTGAACATACATAAAATTTTCATTTACGTTTATCCCTGCTTGCTCCAAGAACATTGGGTCAATTGCCGACTCAGCATCAAAGTACACAACAAAGTGATCCATGTGTTGAGCGTTTGCAGCAATTTGGCATGCCATATAAGACTTACCGGCAGAGGCTAAACCTGCAATTTCAATAATCTTACCCACTGGGATACCAGCGCGTTTCCCTCTGCAAATAATTGAGTCTAGCCAACGAGAGCCAGTAGGAATCCATTCTTTTACTTCAGTAGGATTATCTTCGTTAAGATCATGGGCAACATCCAAACCAACAGATTTGTTGATTCTTTTTTTCATTGCTTTCAGATCAATTTTTCCAGTTTTCATTTGCAATACATTACCCAATTAGGCCTCCTCTTCTTCAGATTCTTCAGCTGCACTTGTATCTTCAGCTTCAGTCTCTTCAGTTTCTTCGACTACCTCTTCGGTAGCTTCTTCCTCTTTCTCGCCACAGGCAAGAAGAGCTGTCATCATAATTACATATTTCATTTTTATTTATCCTTTTGTTTAAAAAAATGTGCTGCTCCTTTTACCAACCAAGGGCGAGCAGCGTTCCCTAACACAACACAGGAGGACTATGACTTAATCATCATTCATAAAGTTCTTAAAGGCCTCGTCGATTCCCGAACTCTTTTCGGCATACTTTGTGGACTCACTTGAGCGACTTTCGGAGGACGAATCGGAGGACAGGTAGTCATCAAGGATACTTTGGATATCGGCACTGCTCTTTCTATCGAAAAGAGTCTCGATGTCCGGAACAGAATCCAACAGCTCTGCACAATCTGCAACAGCTTCATCACAAAGTACGCTCGGTCGTCGACGAGGTTTCAAGGTGGTCTTAGGGAAAGAGCCAGGGGTTCCTGGAATATGATAGTTTAGAACTACATCAGTACCAGTCTCTGGATCTGTAATATCACCGTAATCCGGATCAAGAACATAGCCTAGAATAGTTTCATAAGCAGTCTTTCCATAAGACCAAATTTTTACACCCTCGGTTTCTTTTCCACGAACGATAATTGGTGAATAGTAACGCTTTCGAACAAAGAGCTTTTTAGCTTCTTGCTTAAGTGTAGCATCATCATTCTCTACACCATCACGCCACAGTTTTGATGCGAAATCGCAGATCGCGCATTCTTCACCATGATTTTTCTTTGGACATAAAATCCCAGGGTTTTTGCCAACATTATAATGAAAATGAAATTCTTTGAAAGGGTCTCCATCTTCTGTTGGAAGGATTCGAATTGCTTGATCTCCCTCAGATGGTCGCCAACGAAAGTCATTCTTTTTGTTGGTAGAAGTGCCGTTTTTAGATGCATTTAGTTTGGCACGCATCGCTTCTAAATTAATAGCCATAATTGTCTCCTTTTGTATGGTATTTTTTCGTGTTTAGTCACTAAGGTACGCAGGGTTTTAACCATACGTCCATATATAATATAACATATTTTGTTGTTGTT